CGTTATATTATAAAGATTAGTCGGAGTTATTGCTCCGCCTCCTCCTCCACCACCACCGACATTAACACTAGAAGCAACAGGACTACTAGCTGTATTACCTGTATGAGTAGTCTGTACTCCAGTATTCACATTGTAAGTTTGCCATGCCATATATTTATATTAAATTTTTAATTATATCTTTTAATTCATCAACTGTTTTAGCTTTCTCTATATCTTTCTTAATATTATCTTTCTTTTCTTTGTTCTTTATGTTATCAGGCTTTTCTGTTTTTAGTTTTCCTCTAACTACCTTTAATTTATATCCTTGGTCTATTTCTTCCTGTTCTTTTTTAGTTGGTTTAATATCTTTTATAGCAAAGTTTTTATTAGAAAACTCTATCTTACTTTCAGATATTGATTTTACTTCGTTTGTATTTTTATCGTATAGAAATATCATATAATCATTTGTTTAGTAAATCCTGCTGTTCCATTACCACCATTTCCACCAGCTCCACCGTCTGCTCCAAAAGTATTTGTTCCTCCAATTCCTCCAGTTCCGCCAGTTCCTGCCGTTGTCGATGTCGTTCCTGTTCCTGTTTTTATTGAATAAATAACAAATACTACTCCTCCATGTGCTCCGCCTGCTCCGCCACCTCCACCTGGAGCTGGATTACTACTATTGTCTACTTGTCCATCACCTCCATCTCCTCCATCTCCACCGTTAGCCTCTGCATATACATTGCCATCAACTGTTACTATATTTTTAGCAAAAATCATTACTATACCACCTGGAGCACCTGCACCACCGCCTCCGCCACCACTATAGCTATTTCCATAAGCACCGCCTCCTCCTCCGCCAGAAGAACAAGCACTTGATAGTCTTGCATAGGTGTCGGTTGAGTAAGACATCATTCCATATATATCGTTTAAAGTGCTTAAAGGGTTTTGTCTTGTTTCTGTATTTGCTCCAACAGCACCAGCAGTTCCAGCTGTAGAAAGACCAGTCCCACCTGCTCCTGATACTGGAGAATCAGCATTGCAAGACCTTTCAAATGATTGACCATTACCTCCATTTTCACCAGCAGTCTGTGTTCCAGTTCTGTGACCTCCATTTCCGCCTGAACCTGCTAATCCACTTTCTGGGAGTGTTCCTTCGGTGTTTGCCCTAGCCCCTGCTGCTCCACCAAGATAACCTGCACTTCCGTCTAACCCGTCTACTCCGTCTCCTCCGTTTGCTATTATCTTGCCAGTTCCTACAAAAGTTAATACTCCTGAAACAAATATCTTATAACCATTTGGATTAAGTGTAATTCCTGTATTAATTGTTAAATTATCGTAATAAGCGTCTGCTGTTAGGGTTGTGTTGCTTGATACTGTTAAATCATTGTCTGAACCATCTCCGTATATATTTTGAAAAGCTAATGAACTGCCATTCAACGTAACATCGTCAGCCACTATAATTAGTGAAGCTGCTGATTTATCCCATTTAACATATTTAGTTGCATTTCCTATTGTAATATCTCCTACATTTGCTCCGCCTACTTCTGCCTTAAATACATCTCCTGCTGCATCATCTATAATTTGGATTCCTGTATTAGCATCTGGGAAGATTCTTACTCTTGCTCCACTTGCTGCACTATCATAAGCTCCTCCAACTTCGTCAACCTTATCTGCTGGGTCATATCCTGAACCGAAAGTAGTAGCCGCATTTATTGTTAAGTTGTCTGCATCTATTGCAATTCCTTCTGCACTTGCATTTATACTAGCGATAACATCTGTTCCTTGTACTGGTGTAAAATTTAACTGTGTAGTTGCAATCGTATTAGCTGATATTGAACCTCCGTCTATCTTAGTAACATCTCCTGTTTTTCTCCAATTAGATAAGTAAACTGCTCCGTCTATTAGAATCTTATCTCCCGCTATCTGTGTTACATCAGTATCTTCAACATTTCTTGGTGTAGCTGATTTAACAGTAGAAAAAGCAGTTGAAACAATACCAGATGTATTTATTGCCTTAATCCAGTAATAGTATATTTGTCCTCCAGTTAATCCTCCGTCTACAAAATAATCTGTTCTACAGTTTCCTATTAAAGTTGCTGAACCACTAGTATTAGATGTGTGCCTGTAAATATTATAAGAAGCTAAATCTGGCTCTGTGTTGTGTGTCCACTCTAAAACTACATATTGTATGCCTGCATTAGCTGAGCCTGCTGTAACGGTTGCTGGTGCGACTGTAGTGGATGCTGTGTCGCTTGTTATGTTGTCTGTAAAAGCTGATTCTGTTCCAAACTTGTTTACTGATGCTATTCCGAAGTTATATGAGGTATTAGGAGTTAAGCCTTCAATCGTGACTGTATTCTCTGTGCTATTTATATATGTATAATATGTAAAAGAATTTTTCTTATATCTTATTTTATAAGAATTAAAAGTATCAGATGATATTGCTGTCCAAGTTAATGTTACATAAGCAGTCTGTGTCCCGTCTATCGCTGAAGTAATGCCTGTTTCAGATATCGCAAAGCCTGTCGGTACTATATCTGCTGTCGAGGTTGCTATCTGCACTACATAGCTTGTAGCTACTCCTCCAATTGAGCCTGATGAATGAGAACCTATAAAATCTATAGAACCATCTGATACTGTGTATTTTAATCTTGTAGTGTCGTTTAAGGCTCCTATGTATACGCCTAAGGGGCTTATAATGTAACCTGCTGCTGTATCTGCAAAAGATGTTTTACCATATAAAACAGTCGCTGCTGATAATGTTCCTGTAAATGTTCCACTAGCACCAGTTATATCTCCTCTAAAATATCCGTTACCGAACTCTACATCTCCTGCTGCGTTTATTCTCCAACCTGAATTTCCTTTAGAGTAATTAGTAGACTGCATATAGTTAGACTGCAATATTGAAGCTCCTCCTACTGTAGCTATGTTCTCTCCTGAAAGTGGTACTGCTGGGCTATTAGACGCAACATTCTTATCAATCTCTGAAACAGCTAGGCTGATAGGATAGTAATTATATTCTACTGTTTGTTTATCTGCCATGTTATTTAATGGTTACATTTTTTAAGTTTGGAGTGGTTGTAGTTGTCCCTAACAATGAAACACGCATCTGTATTTGCTCTGAAACTTTTATTTCTGTTGGCAATTCTGTTACGCAACTTTTAGATACTACAGCTCCGACGTCAACATCGGCAAAGGCATAAGTTACTATCTCTGTAAAATCATCTGTTAAGTTATTTCTATATTCGAATTTAATACCTTCTCCTGTTCTTAGTGGTTTAGATAACTGAAACTCTAACGATGTAAACTTATGTTCGTTTAAAGCACTTCCTGTAGTATATAAAGGACTTGTAAAAGACCCTGAATAGTCTGTTCCGTATGAATAAGAAGTTGCAGAAGAAAGGTCTATTCCGTATTCGTCATCATCTCTCCAACCTGTAAGTAAAGTATCTCTTGTAATAGGCAATAAAGCACTAACCTTTAAAGGTTTAAGTGTTCCGTCATTTAATGTAGAAACTTCATGTTCTAGATTTAATATATTTCCTTGTCCTGTTTGTAAAAGTGAGTAAACTCCTTGATTCGGTATAGCAGTAGTTCCTCCGTTACCAACTCCAAAGAATATCTTGTCTTTGTATTGAACGATTGCTCCAGGATACCATTCTAAATATTTACCACCACTTAAATCTGTTGGTATTTTTCCGATTGCATAAAGATTAGCACCATCACATCTTGATATTATTCCTGAAACACCTGTAAGGACTACTAATAAGTTTCCTACGTTCTTCATAGCGTGTACTCCGAAGTCTGATGATATTATTGGTTGTCCGAATGATACCGAGCTTCTATCCCAAGGATAAATATTTCCTACTCTATTTTCAGTTGCTAAGGTTGTTCCTTGCCAAGTTCCTAGCATTAAGTTGTTTCCTAATTCTTCTATACATTTAATCCGTTGAGGGCTTGGTAAGTCTAAGGCTTGTTCAGACCAATCATAAGTCGCAAGAGTTCCAGGGTCAAAGGTTTCTCCTGTATTTTCATCTAGTGAATAAACATACTTACCAGCTCCACCGTAAAGTTTATTATCATTTGTGCTTATTAACATTGGATGCCAAAGTAAATCGCTATCTATCGCTTGCCATGAATTAGTCCAGTTAGCATTTACTATTCCTGTAGCACTTCCGTCTCCACAAACATCTAAAAAAGCATCTCTAGCTACTATTAGGTAGTTTTTAAAGATTGCTAGTCCGTTCCCATGTCCTCCTGATGTAAATCCAGTCATTAAAGCCCATGTGGTGCCATTATTAAGTGATTTGTATACTTTGCCACCATTATCAAGAGCATAGACCTCTGCTGGCGTTACAGGGTTTCTAACAAACCAGTTAATCTGTCCTGTTACTGTGGATGCAGACTTCTTATCCATTATAGTATTTAATTTAATAACTCCAGGTTCAGAATCAATATCCATATTACGAATATCAGAAAAGCCGACATGAGCAGACTGTGATACGCCTTGACGTGGTGCATTTATTGTAATTGGTTTTATTGCCATAAGTTTATCTATTATCTTCTACAAAAGGCTCAATTCTTGCTCTATTTGTTTTAATCCATTGATGTACTCCTGAACCGTCTGCTGTTGTAGCTAGTGCAGTTCCACCTCTTGTCGCTGATATTTGCCATGTATTAGCTGTAATACCACTTAAAATAACGTGATAAGTAGTATCTACTACCAAGCCTGTAGGTAAAGCTCCACTTGTTATAAACTCGATTGTGTCATCAGCATATAGTTCGTGAGCATTAGAGGTTATTACAGCAGGTGTAGCTGTCGTTATGGTTGCGACTATATAATTTTGCTTACTAAATTTCATAGTGTTTTTATATTAGTTAATCTATTTACTCCCCCAAGAATGAGGGAGTATAAGAGCAATTAATCTGCTGCTTGATATTCGTCTACTGAAACAGTTACGTCTGTATCAGTTTCTCTACAAAATCTTAAGTATGCTTCGTTTCCACCTTCAATAACTACGTCTCCGTTTTCATTCTCTACTAAATCCATACCAGTTCCTGCTGCAATAGTTGTACTAGATGCAGATGTAGTCGATACGTTTCTAATTTTGAAATCCATACAGTTACCAGCATTTGGGATAATTCCCTTTAATGTTGATGTAGCCATTAGGGTCAAAGTGTTCGCTGCGTTTGTAATAGTGTAGTCTAGTTGCTTATTAACTCTGAATTGAGCTGCTGTTAGTGTTCCTACAGTTGCATCAGTTGAACTTGCTAAGATGCTTCCACCCTGCATAAATCTTCCGTAAACTTTTAGATAACTGAATACATCTGGGCTTGTCATGGAGCCTAAAGGTGCTTCCATGTCATTAACAGGTGCTTCGTTATAAGTTTCTATGTTTACGTTCTCCATTACAGTATTAGCTTGATTGTTATAAGCCATAGCTACTAAACCAACACCTAAAACAGCAACTATGCAAAAGATAATCATAGCAATATTGCGTTGTGCTACGAGTTTTTTTAATTTAGTCATTTTATTAGTTATTAGTTAATAGCCTTTTAGTTCTCCTCTATCCCATTTAATCTTGAATTTTCTGGGATTTTGTTTTTTATAAGCTTCAAGGAACTCGCTTAGTTTAGCTTTAGTAGGTTCTTTAACTTCTTCAACCTCCTTAGCCTTATATTTGTTTCCCATAGGTTTAGGTTTTATGGAGAGTTTAGTAGAGCAAAGTATCATTGCTAGTCGGTGGAGAAGCTAAATAGCTATGCTCCACAAATACTCTCCATAAAGGTTAGGTTAATTAATCTGTTAAAGTTACGTCTACTAATAGGTCTGCTTTAGGAGTCCATACTGCTGCTCCGATATTAGCCCAAACTGCAATTTCTCTACCTGTTTTAAGTGTTACTTTCTTTTCATCCATTTGTACTCCACGAGGTGCTGCATAAACTGCTGTGTTTTTAATACCAAATAGTCTGTGTCCTGAATTAGTTGCAGATAGTGTTCCTAATGTAGCTGTTACAAAAGTTCCAGTTCTGATTACATAGATTTCAACTCCACCATATACACCAGCGAATCCATTATTCAATGTTGCATCTGCGAAGTTAAATCCATTACTCATACCAGCTTGGATGAATCCTGGAAGGTCTGTGTTCTCGATTACTAAGAACATTCCGTTACTATAACTTTCTTTGTATCCTGCTACTTTAGCTGTTAAATTAGCGATACATTCGTTAATGTTTGCTGCTGTAGCGAATCCTCCTGATGGAGTATCATAACTTTCTCCTGCTCCGTCTAAAACCTTGTTTAGAACATACTGGTCAGCCTTAGTAGCTACTGCTGTAGAAAGTTCTTCTACAAAAGAAGTATAAAGGTCTACTCTTGATAAAGTTTGTTCAAACTCGTAAAGGTGAGTTCCGTAAGTTACCTGTTCGCTAACTGTTAGCTTCTCATCAGTAGTTGTCATTGTAGAAACTGCGTAAGTTCCTGCGATTGCTGCGATTGCTGCTGTTGCTTCAGTTAAATAAGGATTAGAGATATAACGTCCGTCTCCTCTGTCTACCTTAAAAACCTTTTCAGCAACTAAAGCATTTCTTAAGTACATTTCTAGTGTAGATTTAAAATACTTTATTCTCCATACTTCCGATAAAGTGCTAGTACCAATTGTATTTGCCATACTTTTATTTTTAGGTTAGTTAATATTCCACCGTCTCCCTAAAAATATCTCCACCACTACTTTTAAGTCCTTTTTTTGGCTTGTTTAGCCTGCATTTGTGCCTTAACAAGTCTTGCTATTCCTTTGTCAGAATCATCAACAACTCCTTTCTCAAAGTCTTTGATAATATCTTCATCAGATTTCTTGCTAGTACTACGTCTGCTTCCTCCTGTATTGGAGGCATCAGATGTTTTTCTAGTTTCTTTCTGTTGACTAAGATAAGTCTTTATTAATGGTGAGTTTAAAGCTTCAGATGGTTTAATGCCCTTTCTCTCGGCATATTCTAAAACTTCCTCTCTATCTTCTTTCGGAATACTTGTTAATGCTGTTATATCCTCTATTTCTGCTAGAGAATATCGCTTGTCTTTAGAATCTTCTTTAGAAGTTTCCTTAGCTTCTAAGGCTTTTAATTTCTTTTCAGCCTTTTCAGCTCTAATCTTTTGGTTATCAGCAAGTGTTTGAGTTCTAGTTAACTCATCATCTGTTAGTTCTTCTTGCTGTTCGTCATTTGTAGAAGTTTCCTCTTCCTCAGTATTTAAAGTCTCCTCAGACTCGTTGATATTTTCCATAGAATTCATTTTAGGTCTGAAAGCTTGACCAATTATTTAATTATTTAGTGCTATCCTTTTTAATTGCTTCCTCTTTCTCTTCATCTGTCGGTTCTTTCTGGTTAGCTAGGCTGTTTAAGTCTCTAATCTGATTCTCTACTAATAAGATGATAGTGTTTCTTGCTACTAAGTTAGCAAATTCTACATGTGGATTCTCGTTGCTTTCTGATAGTTTACTGAACTCTATAATATTTTCTTTCTTATTACCACTTAACTCTGCTAACTGTTGCTTCATATAAGCGATTAATAGGTGCCTACTGTCTAAGTGAGCCTTAGCTTCTTGTGGTGTCTTATTCACTACGTCAATCGTCATCATTAGGTCTACTACTTGGTTTAGAGGTTCATCTCCTGTAATTACAGGTAAGAATGATTTTTTAATAAACTCTAGGATTTCACCTTTGATAGTTGTCCTTAAAGCTATTTCCTCTTTCTCTGTCATTGATAACTGTAAGAATGATTTTCTTATAGCCTTTAATAAAGCTAGGTTATCTTTAAAGGTTTCCCTTATAAGAGCTAACTCTGCTTCATTATACCTTGCATTTTGTTCTTCCATAAGTTTATTAACGGTGCTTTTTCCACCGACTATTAATTAATTATGCAGGCTGTGCAACTGGTGCTACAGGTTGTGGCTGTGCAGTTGGTTGAGCCTGTGGTGCTTGTTGTGTTGGTACTTGATTTATCTCTAAAGGAGATATTTCTCCTGATAATGATAGAATCTTGTTAAATACTAACTTCATTTCTGGTGGCATTGGTTGCCCTCCCATTCCTGCTATTACTTGCAAGGCTGTTCCTAATGTTGCTAGTGCTCCACTTTTATCTTTATTTTCGCCAGTTATATCAATTTCTATTTCAAATTCAAAGTCTTTTAACATTTCTTTCCAAGTTTTACTGCTCACTTCGCTTGGCTTAATGAATCTTTGGTTGCCATCTTCTTTTAACTCTTTCTCTAATCCCATAGTAGCGTCTTGAGTGTCTAAAGCTTCTTGTTCTGGCTCGTAAATCTGTTCTGATAAGATAGTGTTAATCTTCTTTTGGTTTACTCTTTTAATAACTTCTTTAGGCAAGTATATGCTATCAATCTGATTTATTTGTTGTTCTGATAATAAAGTAGATATTTCATCACTTGTATCAAGCTTCTTTTTAAAGTTAGGTAAGATATATTTCCTTAACATATTCTCTAGTGCTAAGCCTTTATTCTCTGTCATTAACTCAAATAGTGAGTGTGATTCATTCAATAAAGCTTGTGTTTGTCTCCATGCTGCACCTGCCTTAACTTCTCCTGATGCCATAGCTTCACTAATACCGTTAATTTCGCGCCCTAGAGCCTGCCATTGACCTTGAAAGCCTTGTAAGCTAGTTATGTCGTGAGATGAGCTATTAACTTGTGTAAGGGGTTCGTTCTTAGCATGTACTAATACATCGCCATTATCCATATTGCTAGTTGCGTTCTTACCTACAAAGTTACCATCGGAAGTTTGGAAGAATACCTTGCTTGCTAATTCTAACTGGTCTTTAATCTTCTTAGCGCTATCATTTACTATCCATTGAGCGTCAAATAAGTGTTCTACAGCTCCAATAGACTGACTTCTTCCATCTTCTTTGATTAAGTGGTCTAGCTGGTAAGGGTCTTGGCTTTCTCTTCCTTTAAATAAACTAAAGTCTTCATAGTAAGTCTTACCGTCTTGATCTTTGCTTTCAATAAAGCATACTACATTCATCTGTTGCACATACTCGTCTTCGTCTTCAAACTTATCTGTTAGATATGAAAGAGGTAATTCTCCATGTACTTCATAGACAGGTATATAATCATACATATTGTCCTTAGCTTCTCCGTCTGGTATTTCCCTTGCTTCTCCTGCGTTCTTTTCTAGTATCTGTTCTACATATACTTGGTCATAGTTCTTGTTGGCTCTTAGTTGAGATGGTGTGAAGTATAGTTTCTCAATCTTAGGATTATTCTCGAAGTCCACAGTATCACATATTATTCTACTCCAGGGGATTACTTCTGCGTGTAATTCTCCACCCTTATCAACAAACTTAGAGATAGCTGAACCGTATCGTGATAGTGTTCTACCCCATTCATTCAAGAATTGTCCGAAAGCATTTTTATTCATCCAATCAGTTAGTAATACTGAAGCCAATAAAGCTAATACTTTCTGTTTCTTCTTGGTAGCCCTAAACATTATATTCTTTCTGTCTATGTCAGTAGCTCTATACCATATATTGACTGCACTTGTAACAATGTTAAAAAAAGGCTTCTCTCTGCCCTTGCTATCAGTTGAGCCTGATATGTGTTTGCTATTCAAATAAGCATCAATCCTGTTTATATTCTCATATAGATCAAATTGAACATACTTAGATATAGTTGTTTCTGTTCCACTTGTAAAGTTCTTTTCTTTTTCCCTTACAAGTTCTTGAACCGTTAATTGTTTCATATTTTATTATCTCCAAAGTACAGTCCAGCTTCATGCAAAAGCAAAGCCGTTAGCAGATTGAACCATTAAACCTCTATTAAATGAAGTGTCAAAAGTGTAAACTCCCTCTGCTTGTGCATCTTGAAAGGTTGCTATTTCTGTTGAGTAAGTTCCGTCTGTAATCGCTGCTGTACTTGTAGCGTCATAAATAACTACCTCTCCAACTTGGTCTTCTGTGATAACAATAGAGCCTAAAGTTCCTCTAGTTACCTTAATAGCTGTTGAAGTTGCTACGCTAGTGCCTGAAATTTGAGTATATTTGTACTCGCTACCTTGCTGTACGCTTCCGAATTGTTCTGTCGCTGGCATTCCATTGTAAATGATACCTGCTAATAGAACGATTATGATTCCACCGATTATTTCTAAGTTTCTTAGTTTCATAAAAATTATATATTTAAGTTATTTATCTCTTTTTTTATGTTTTCTACCTCAATCTGTAGCTTTTTAAGTTTGTTAGGGTTGTTTCTGTTATCAAACATCTTGCTTTGGTATTCCTTAAATGATATCTTGTGCTTTTTAAAGGTTAAGTCTGATTTAATCTCGTAAATAGCATCCCTTAATATATCTTCTATGTTTTTACATTCATATACCTCTGATTGATAAACGTAATCACCTACTTTGATTAATACTTCCACCGATTTTTTCATAGTTTTATTTATTACTCTCGTTTTTATAATTATATTGATTAGTTTCCATTATTTGTTTTTGCATTAGTATAACCTTGCTTCTCTCCTCTGATTGATTCGGTAGCATCTTACCCATTATTACAAAATACATACGCATCTGCCAAGTATCTGAATCATCAGGACTTCTTCCAATCGCTGCTTTAACATCTTCTTTAGCTGTTGCGAATCTCTTGCCATCGCCTTTACTTGCATCTTGATAGTTGCTTAGTTCTTCTATTATGTGTTCTTTGTCCTTTCCTGTTACTCTACTAGCTATCTCGTGATTATTTACCATTTTAGCTAATGTAAATATACATTGACATCTAAGGTTCTTATAATCAGTTGTTAAAGGCATATCTTTAAGTGTACTTACATTAGGTAGTCTTACTATGTCTGTATCTGTCTTAATTGGTGAATAAGAACCTTTATAACCTACAACACCATCTAATAGTGGATTCTTTGGTATAAATTCGCCTATTCCTATGGCATCAACAGCAATATGACTAAATGGTATTTTGTCGCTTGCTGCATACTCTCTTATCTTATCTACAATACTATTTTCATTCATTCTAGCAAAGGTTTCTCTCCTGTATTCTTCTAAGCCTTCCCAAAAACTAAACTTAGTCTTATCGCTTCCATCTCCTGCTATGTCTACTATTAAATATTTATCTGTTGTTTTATCTATTGTGTTAGAAAAGGCATCTATCAATCCATTAAAGCTAAACAAAGCTCCTGCATTCTCTATGTGTTCTGCTAATACTTCTTGTTGATATGATTGCATATCCCCCTTATACTCTTCTCTCATCAGTTCTAATTCTTCTCTCGGTACATGTGGATTATCAAAAGATGTAAAGTGAAAGCTCGCTGCATTGTCTTGCTTGTCAAAGTCCTTTTCTAGTCTTCTAAGGTTAGGGTTCTCCTTTTTGGGTGTTCCTATAAAGTCTGCTGTTCCCTTAGTATCAATAAACAAAGGTCTGAATATGTCCTTCCATGATAAGAAGAAGTTTTTTAGTGTGTCTACTTCGTCAACTGTTATATGAATTACATCTGTTAATCCTCGGTAGTTTTCTCTGTTCTCCCAACCACCAACCATTATAAGAGACTTCTCTCCGTCTTCGTTAGGTACTGTCATCTCAAGCTTCTGCTCGTTAGACTTTACATTTACTTCTCTAAATCTATTCTTTAGCTGAATCCATACAATCTTTTCTGCTTGAATCCTTGTTGGTGCTATATATAAAACTTTTCTTATTGTCTTGTATTCTTTTTGTACTACGTCTAATCTCTTTATACTTGCAGTTGCTTTAAAAGCGATGGTTTCAACTTCTAAAGCTGTCTTTCCACCTTTTCTTCCAGCCCTTATAGCTTTGAACCTAGCTTTGCTTTTCGCTATCGCTCTCTGTTTTAGATGTAGTATTAAATGAATCATCAAAATTTAAGTTTAAGTTTAAGTTGCCTTCTACTTCTAAGCTTTGTGGTGCTTTACCATAAACTTGCTCTAGTAAAAACTTAAGCATTACAACGTCTCCTTCTTTCGCTTTACTCATTGCCTTTTCAGTCAGCTTAATAATATCTTCTTTGCCGATGAAGTCTTTTATTTGTGGTCTAGTTGTACTCCCTAGTGGTCTTGCCATAGTTTTGGTTATTAACTATTTCTTTTATGTAATCTTAGTATTTATATAACAAAAAAACACGCCAAAAATTAGCCTGTTATCTCTTTAAGATTTAAGTCTATTGTATTCATAGTTCAAAGGTTACGTAAGCCTTTCAACAGTATTTAGTTGTGTGATTAATTGTTTGCTAAAAGCGGAGGTCTAAAGCAATTTAAAGGTTATAGCCTTATAATCACTATTTCTATACTTCGTCTATAAACTAATATAAAAACCTCCTCTGTTAATAAACAATTATTCTATTGTATTCCTTTAATGAGCTTTAATTCACAAACAACGACTGCCGATAAAGGTAAGTAAATACCAATAGAGTTATTAACTGTTCTCAATATTAAAGCTGTCTAAATCAGAAGCCTGTGTTTGTATTAAAGTTCTCTTGTAATTACAAGGGACTTTTAATCCCTTTCAATTAAAGATATTATTTATTTAATATCTTAAGGTGCTATCTATATTATAGCACGACTGTATCTTATGTCAATACCAAAGTATGAAACCAATGAAGCAACCGAACATATATAAGGCTATTGCTGTTAGTAGTAATATTAGTTTATTCATAACGCTTTATATTAATAATTAATCTTTTTTATCCAACTTTTCTCTATATTCTTTGATTTTTTCTGCTCTTTCCTCTTTGCTTAAAAAGTCTTTTTCTTCACCACAATAAGAACATCTTTTTTTGCCATCATATACTTCTTTAGGATAACCACATATTTCTTTCCAGTCGTGTTCTTCGCCATTTAAGCAAGGTGTTTTATGCCCTTCATGATAAAAAGACATAGATGTGCTAACCATAAAATATTTATCACAATGTTCGCATTGCATTTCTTCAAGATTATCTTCTGTATAAAAAGCACCATCATCGTGATTTATTTCACATTCTTCATCGCAATTTGGGCAAGTTACTTTATCCATATAATTTTATATTAATTATTAATCTTTAAAAATAGAGAGCAAGTTTTTTATTACTCTCTGTGTGTTAAACATACTTTACCAGCATGTTGTTTCCCATTGGTTCAGCGAATTGTACATATTGGCATTTATCAAATAGCCAAGTATTACTGGTGTTGATTCTGGCTCTTACCCACCCACCGAACTTAGGTGTCCATTCAATAGTATAACTGTAATGCTTTTTTGGTGTTATACCCCACCACTCTTTGTCAGGAAGCCTTACTACTTTAGATGCCTTATCCATTTTGTTACCTCCTTTATGTTATTTTACTAATAACTTAGTCAACAATTTTATTGTTTCAGGACTTTGCCCGCCTAGGTCTTCTTTAAGATTCCACGCAATTATTTCATTTTCTAAGATTGGCTCACTAAATAATATATCTTTTGCTGTAATTGAAAATTGTATTTTTTTATTTTTGAATTGTTTCTCTAAAGCAATAAGAACATCTGCTAGGGTTATTGGTCTTCCTATTATTTCCTTTATGTCTTTAATATATAATCTCAAAGGTGAAGTTAAAAGATTATTTGATTTATTTACTCCTGTATAAGTATCTTCTTCTTCATTATTTTTTCCCATAAAAATAACTTCAAGTCCTGTGTTCTCTAAAATCACACACCCAAATTCCAAATTCATTATTGAAGGGTTTGCTTTTTGTATTGCTTCTTTTAGTTTTTTCATATTTTTAAACCTATCTATTATTTAAGTTAAACCTATACATTATTTTATGTTTTCTATTATATCGGCTATTGTTAATTTATAGTTTTCATATAATTTCTGATTTGCTTTGTGTTCCATCGGAAGTAATTTTGGTAAATTATATTTTATTATCCAGATACTGAGTAATTTTTTACTTTTCATTATCACCTCTAAAGGTAAATATGTATTAAGTTTTGTCATATATTTATACGCCCAAATTATTTAGTTTTTTGGGCTTGTTGTTAGTATTAGACCTTTTAGTGGTCATATATTCTTTTATAATTATTTATGACCGTCTATTCTTTGGTCTGTTGGGGGTTATTTAATTTGAATATATATTTTTCTACTTGTTTGTATTTTCCCTTTATCATCTTTAAATTAGATAGACCATTAATATTTAAAGATTTACCATTTTTAGATAATGTAAACTGGCTACCTTCAATAATTTTTATAAAACCATTCTCTTCATCAATAAATAAGTCAATTTTTTTAATATCTTTATAGTCTTTAGATGCCTCCATGTTTATATATATAGCCCTGTTATTAAAACTTATGTATGGCTTTATATTAAGTCTTGCAAACTTTTTTCCTATAGTTTTAAATTGTATAAACTTATATTCCATATATCTAAATTTATTATTAGTAAAATTACAGGCTTTTTTAGAGTGCCTGTTTAACTCTTTTAGTCTTCTGGCACAAAATACGAATGGTGGGTGCATCTGTAGACTCCGTCAACTCCTACCATAATTCTATTACATCCCTTAACAGGGCAGAAGTAAGCATCTTCAATCTTCTCAATCTTCCTTAACCTAGTTTTTTCTGCTGTGGTCTTTCTTCCCATTATCGTTACTTCTACTTTCATTTTTCAATCTCCTCAACTAATTCTTTCTGTTGTTTGTTTGCTTGCCTGATTGCTTTCCGAACTATCTCCTCCTTTTGTTTCTTTGACATTTTTTCGTAAATTGATTTGTTCATATTATTCTAATTGACTTTTTTCATTATCTATTATCTTTTCCATTTCTTCTTCTCGCCAAGTATTAAAGTTTCCCTTACCGTCTGTTTGTTTATTCCATTTAACAAATAATACTGCGTATAATCTTTTAGATGGTGTCTTTACATTCTGGTCTATCTTGGCTGTTTCAGTTGGTATGTCTTTTGTTTGGAAAGTGTTCTCCGAGAATAAAAACCAGCCTTCCTTCTGCTCCAAATCGAACAACTTAGCTTTTTCTTCTCCTGCTAGTTCTTTGGCTATATAAACAGTTAGCTTTAAAGTTTTATCACGGAGCGTACTTATTCCCTGTATAAAAGCAGGAGCTTGGAATTTATTTGTCATAGTTTTTATAATTATTATTTTTAATATCAAATTGTCTATGGCAACGCCTACAACGTGGTGTATAATCTTCTTCTTTTCTTTTATATTTATGGTCTATATTAGACCAATCCATAGCTTGCTTTCCACATTCGCATTTATGCAACTTAGCTTTCCCATTAATTTTTACTATCCATTGATGTTTCGGTTTTATACCAGCATTTTCTCCTTTCCAATTTTTGCTTTTCTCGCCTATTAATCCTTGTTTAGATTTAGTATTACTTATTTTTAATTTAGTTTCTTCTGTATGTTCTTTCCCATAAAAAGGATGCTTGTTGCCAATCCTGCTATCACTCATTTTCTTTTTAGTTTCTTCTGGCAGTTTTCTACCCTTTAAAGCTAAAGATATTTTTTCCCTATGCTCTTTTGTAAAAGTTCTTTTCTGTATGAATGATGGTGCTTGAAATTTACTCATATTTTTGGTTTATAAGGTTTTAATAATAAAAGTTTATTATACATTTCTCTGTAATAAACATATCCTGCTGTCATTCCTATTCCTTGTTTCTTTAGTGCAAGTATTTCCTCTACCCATGCTGCGCCTTTGATTATATCTATTCTAGCGTGTACTGTGCTGTCTTTGTGCTGATGGTGGTTTGTGTGGCATCTTCCGCATATAGGGATTAAATTCTTCCAGTTATATCTAAGGAATGTACTGTGGCTTTTAAGCACGTAGTGATGGCAACAAGAATAGTCATTACCGCATACTAAACATCCATCATCTCCGTACATTTCCCTAGCTATATCCTGCATTAAAGCGTCTGCCTTTCGTTGCCAATATCCTAAAGTTTGGTTTCTTTTCTTCTTAGGTTTTGCTATTGGTTTTATTTTCATTTATTTTTTCGCTTAAATTATCAATATCTTCAAATAATACTATTATGTTGCTATCCATTGCTTCTACTTTGTCATTTATATTTTTATATTTCTGTATTGATAAAAGTTTTCCTACTTCTACAAATATTTCTGACCAAGATGGTTCCTCTAATTTTGGTTCATTTTCATAATGTTCTTTCTTTTTATACCAACAAAAAGCCTTAGCAAATTCTTTTCTTAATCCTAATTCTCCTTCTTGTGACGTTTTAAGCTCTTGCTCTAATTCAGTGTTTTTGATTATTAATTCTTCTTTTGTCATATTTTTATGTTAGTTAATTAAGTGGCATTTCGTTAATGGCATCATCTACATTAATATCATCTCCAAAAGTTTCTTTAGCTTCTTTCAACTGGCTATCGAATGGATTTGCTCCGTCAAATAATGCTTCAAGATTGATATTAGCTTCTTTATATTCTGTTTTTGTTTCTTCGTCTAATTCACTATGAGGTGATGGGATAACTGAATATTTAGTTTCCATTTTTTCGCCTGTTTTATTTACAGCTAAATCGTAAGATTTTGGGTCTCCCCATTTTACATTTTTAGTTAATGCGAAGATTGAACCTTGAATAGTTGATTGAGTAATTTCCATAATCTTAATTTCTCCGTCATCTAAATCTTTTACAATAAAAGCCCAAAAGTGTTTTGGTTGTCTCTCTGCATTAATAGCCTCTTGTCTCTCTTTAGTTCTTACTGGCTTTTTTTCGTTGCTCCAGTCAAGCCAACCGATAATCGCTGATGATAAAATACGAAAGTTATTATCGCCTTGTTTGAATCTGTAATAATTTCCCCCTTGTTTAGGTGCTTCATAATTGTTTGGTAAAAATGTCATAGTTTTTTTTGTGCCGTTGAACCTTTAAAGGCTACTGTTGGCTTATATTAATTATTATCTCTTATCCATCTATCTTTGTTTGATGTGTAATTTGCCCATTTAGTCCATTGTTTTTTTGTTGGCTCAATGTTTTTCTTATCTTCTTTTTTCATATTATTTTTTTGCATTTATTACATTTATATTTGTTGTCTTTCGTTCTTTTAAGAATACCCCCACAATTTTTATGCCATAAGGTGTCGTTAAAACTTGTTCTTTCTTTGCTTATTCTTATTCTTTCCATATTATTATTTATTAAATTCTCTATTAAACATATTCTCAATCATTCTTTCAATCATTGATTTTCTATTTACTTTCCACTCTAAAGGTTTTGCTACTTCTGTTACTTTGTTTTTTAAATCTATTGCTAAGTTTTTATACATCATATAATTATTTTAGTAAGTTTTTAATTTTCTTTTTTTCTACTAATGTAAATTCTTTCTCTTCAAACCAAGCTACGACTTTTCTTTCTTCCCATTCCTTGTCAAGGTCTTTTGTTGCTAATTGTGCTTGTCTATGGTCAAAAGGAGATCTACCTTTTATTCTTATTCCGCAATTATACTCTAAATTAAATCTGTAAGTCTTAGCAACAGCCATAGTTTTAGTTGTTTTCAAAATAGTTTCAAAAGATACTAAATCATCCCAACTTCTTATATATATTTTATCTCCTACTTTTAATTTCATATTTATATTCTTTCTAATTTAAGTATTTTATTAGATTCGCTTTTAGTTATATTTGGATGATAAAGTGTTTGGTCTACATGCCCTTCCATCTTTACACCAAGCTTTGTAGCCCAAGTCAATGTATTAAGTTCTTGTTTAGCTGTTTTTTGTTTGTTTACTTTTATTCCCTTTTGAGAATAGTAAAGTTTGTCTTTTAGTTTCATATTATTATTGGATTATTTATTATCGCCTATACACTGCTCGTCAGCCAATTACACGGGTATTTATACCGAAATGCATTCAACCTCTTGTAATCAAGTGGTTTAATGTATAGGTGGTAATAAATAATTATTGGATTAGTGGAGAGTTCAAGATAATTCCTAGTGTTATCCTAAACTCCCACCTTTCCATTTAAAAGCTATTGCTAGCTGATTTATTTACAATTATTAGTATACCCATACCATGCCTCCCAATTCCTATCTCTTATTCTTTTCTCTATTGCTTTTTTAGTGGCACATTTATAATCCCATCTACATTCTACTGATACTGTTGCTTTATTCACGCTATTCCACTGCCAGAGACCAAAATCCGTAGAGCCATTAGTATTTATTCCATACTTCCAGTTATCCCAACCACTTTCATTTTGTATAAGACAATCTACTTCTTCCCAGCTTAATCCTGCTTTTTCTATTTCTAGTTTTACATATTCTTTCATACTCGGCTCTGCATGTACGCTAGGCACTAATACTTCTGCTATCATTTCTTGCTTTATAGGGTCTGTTACAAAGCTATATACTTCTATTAAGCCTGTAAGTGTAATCATTAAGATTAAATAAGATGTTAAAATGTAAGATGCTAGTTTTAGTTGGTTTTTGATTTTTAGTAATTTTTTAAGTTTCATATTTTTGTTTCTTTTTTTATTTTTAGTATTTCATTGGCTTTTCGTTTGATTCTCGATTACTTACTCTTTACGTCTGGATACTTGTAAGGTCGAGTTATGGATTGCCTTTTAATGGTGTATTTAAACTTCTAAATAATCTTTTATTGATAGTCCTGTTTCTTCAAAAATTCTTTGGCATGTACTTGCTCTAGTGTTCGGTGATTTATCTCTCAATAGGTTATCTAGTGCTACTGGGGTTATTCCTATCTTCCTTGCAAACTTTGCTTTATTAATGCAGTTGTCTTCTAAGTATTTTTTTAACATATTTTTGTTTAATAATTATTTCTATTAAGCCCTTAAGTCTTTTAAGAGCTTTAAGATGTAATTACTGATTATATTTTGATACTTTAGCTCTCATTTCTCCTACTCTATAACCGTTATCTTCTTTATACGCTTTTAATCTGAAGTCCATTCTTGCCATCCCATTATTGTAGAATGCTATATCTTCGTCTTTCATTCCTGGTCCTGTATGACTGTTTAATTCAAGTCCTATGTCATATGTCTGGTAATCATCGCTTAAGTTTAACATTATGTTGTCTTCGTCTTTGAATTTTGATAATGCTTGTCTTAGTTGACCTACTGTTGTAATTTTCATATGTTTGTTTGTTTAGTTTCTTATGCTTTAACTATACCATAGTATAAGAATATTACAACCCCCCTATAATATAACTAACATTAGCCATATTAAAAAGTTACTAACAGGCAATTTAAAAAACTAATATTTTTTTTACGAAACTTTACTTGCTATGTGTATAACTTTTTATATTAAAACTCCCTGTTTACTTTCTGCTTCCCCTATAGCTTTCTGCTCTTCTTTTGTTACATACAAGGGTTTTATCGTTTCATTCCATTTAAGCTCTGTATCGCCCATTTTTGGCGTTTTTAGCGATAAGATTGAAGGAGTAGCGACAGGCTCATACCCTATTATATACTTGCCCTTCCATACTCTCTTAATTTTACCTTCTCTAGTAAGATGACGAAGTTGCCTTCCTGTATTTTCTGCGTCAAATCCTAAGTACTCTCCATAATTTCTAAGTTCCTCTCTAGGCTTGTAAGAAGTAATGTAGTTTTTAAGATTTTCTTTTAGAGATGTTTTCATATTATTAAAATAATGTTTTTTGTCTAAGTCTATCTCTGCCAACGGAACAATATTGTTCATCCTTTTCACATCCTATAAAGTTTCTTTTAAGGTTTTGACAAGCTACTGCTGTAGTCCAACTTCCCATGAAAGGGTCTAGAATTAATTTTGCATCAGGATAAAATAGTAAACACCATTCCATTAAATCAACTGGTTTTGTAGTAGGATGATATTTAGTTATTCCAACTACTCTTTTTTTATACATCTTAGCTGGC